AAGCCATATACTGTTGAGACTGCTGCCGCATCTGGTATAACTGTAACAAACAAGATGCCTAGTGGACTTACAGAGGAACAGCAGGAGGCTTGGTCAGCAAATACACTTGCATTGGTTGATGCTGTTGTAGGTCAGATTTACACTGTAAGACAGTACACTGAGGCTAGTGGTAAGAGAAACTATCACTATGCATATTACCACACAGGTTTTAATACAGTTGCTGCTGGTGGTGTTGACATGACAAACATCTATGGAAATCTCACCGGAGGTGGCGTAAGTGGTAGAAGTGGCGAGAACACTGAGAAGTGGGCAACTCTCGTACTCAATGCAGCAGATGGTCTTTACTACAAGATGAATAGCGATAAGGACGACGTTGTATACGTTGAGATCGATATGAACGATTACAAGTCAGCATACAGATATGCTTCAACTCCTTGGATTGTATCAAACCTCAAGGGTGACTTCAACCATGCTGAGGTTAACAGACTGTTCAGATTCCACACCATCACCGATGGTAACAACGCTAACTACGAGGTTAAGATCTCTATCGAGAACATCAGACCAGACGACGGCGTATTCGACGTTGTTGTACGTGATATCAATGATGGTGACGAGCAGATTATGCCACTTGAGAAGTTCGGACGTTGTTCAATGATCCCTGGTACTTCAAACTATATCGCATTCAAGATTGGTTCATTCGACGGCGTATATGAGTCTAAGTCTAAGTACATCACAGTTGAGGTTAATGACTCTACAGCAGCTAGAATGTCAGTTCCAGCAGGTTTCTTGGGATATCCACAGCCTAACTATAGCGGAACTCCAATTAGCGGTGACGCACACAATGTAGCATTCCCAACATTGAAGTATAACAGGTTCTTCGATCCAGACATCAAGAACAGGAAGCAGTACTTCGGTCTCTCTTCTTGGGTTGGTGTTGATATCGATAACTTTACCTTCAAGGGCAATAAGGCATACATCGACGACCCAAGGTTCTTGTCTCATGGCTTCCACCTCGATTCAAGACTTGATAACACAACAGGAGGTGCATACCTTTCAGCATACACAGTTGATGGTGAGAGTGGTTACAAGTTCGACGCAGTTTCTACAAACTCTAGAACACAGGTATTGACCGAGCCACCTATCATCGGAACAGAGGCTGATATGTATGGTTCTATCTATGAGTACGTTAACCTCCGTAAGTTCACTGTTTACTTCTACGGTGGATTCGATGGATGGGACGACTACAGAGACCAGAGAACCAATACAGACGAGTATAAGATGTCTCAGTACAGAGGCTTCATCAACCAGGGTAGCGGTGAGGGTTACTCATTCAACAGGATCAAAGACCCAGATCTTCTCCAGTTGAACCAGAACGGTATCACTTCTGACTGGTACGCTTACTTGAGTGGTATACGTCAGTTTGCTAATCCAGAGGCAACCGACATCAACGTATTCGCAACCCCAGGTATCGACTACGTTAATCAGAAGCTCCTCGTAGAGGAAGCAATTGAGATGATTGAGGAGGAGAGAGCAGACTCAATCTACGTTGTGACCACTCCAGATAAGCCAAGCGGCGCAGGTGATTATGTTGACGAAATGTACACCCCAGACGAGGCAGTAGGAAACCTTGAGGATACAGAGATCGACTCTAACTACACATGTACGTATTATCCTTGGGTTAAGTACCTCGACCAGGACAACAGCCAGTACATCTACCTTCCAGCAACAAAGGACGCTGTACGTAACTTCGCACAGACGGACAACACAGCATATCCTTGGTTCGCACCTGCTGGTATCGAGAGAGGTAACGTTGACTGTGTAAGGGCACACTTCATCACAAAGATCGGTGACGAGGACGTTCTTTACGACGGAAGAATCAACCCAATCAAGACCTTCGCACAGGACGGTCCTAAGATTTGGGGTCAGAAGAACCTCCAGATCAACGAGTCACAGCTCAACAGAATTGCAGTTCGTAGACTGTTGCTCAGAATGAGAAAACTTATCGCAATCTCTTGCATAGGTCTCATCTTCGAGCCAAATGACCCAACTACAAAGCAGTCATTCTTGTCTACAGTAACTCCAATTATGGACAGCATAAGGTCTAACAGAGGTATTTCTGACTACAGGATCGAGATTAACGACACAATCGAGTCTAGGGAGAGGAGAGAGCTTCCAGTTAAGATTTACTTCAAGCCTTACAACGCACTTGAGTATATCGTGATCGACTTCATCCTCACACCAGAGGGAGTTTCATTCGACGATATTTAAATTGAAATACTCTAAATAAAGAAGAGGAAGATTGCTAGTCTTCCTCTTTTTTTATATATTTAGCGTTATATATTTGACATCTACAAAATCAGTCATCCACACACCGTTGTTGGACAGGTAGAACTTCACACCATCTTTATACATTTGTTCAGAATTAATCTCAAGTACATATGGTGTTCCGTGCCTTGCTCCCACATTAATGGCTGTCTCCTTGTCCTTGGAAAGATGGACATAAAGCCTTGTACCCTTTTTAATACCTTCTCCCATTATTGAGTCAAGCACATCACTCGAAGTGCCGTGATACAGCACCTTTGGAGGCTCAGCCTCTGTAAGCCCCACATCGACGTTGATCGAATGCCCTTGTCTTGCACGTATCTTGGTATGGTCTTCATTGAACTCATACCGCTTTTTGTTGTTCGTAGCGACGATCTCTTCAATAAGGTCAACGGAATAGCCTTTATCAGAGACCAGTTCAGACACGTTTCTCCAGCCGTTTTGATCAATGAGGCCATTGTCGAACGCCTCCTTGTCGTGCCTTAGAAGGAAAGCAAGTTCTTTTCCTTTTTCAGTCAGTAATTCCTTTTTGTTCATAATTATTTTTTTACTTTTACAATCCAGCCATAAACAGAGTCTAATAACAAAGAGCCATCCTTGCCATATTTCTCTTTGAGAATCTTTTGCACTTCTTGTGCATCGGAGTATGCGCCACGACTATCGTAAAATTCATACGTGTCGTTTTCGCTAATTTTTCTTACCATACTTTTATCATTTAAAATTAATTCCGCTGCAAAGATAAGAAAAAACTTTGAATTGTACAAGAAGTCTGTCTATTTTTAACCTTATTTAATATTTATATAGAAAATAAACGTTTATTATGGATACTAAGACAAAGAAATTGATAGAGGAGCTTAACCAGCTTAAGGGACAGCTTTCAGAGAGATTCATATTCGGCGACGAGCCAGGACAGGAGCAGCAGATGGGTGGAAACCCAGGTATGCAGCAGGAACAACCAGACCCAGCACTTGTTCAGCCACAGCCACAGCAACAGATGATGCAGGGCAATTCAGAGGAAGAGATCGCAATGCATGCGCAGGAGATCATCCAGCACGAGCCAATCATCGGTAAGATTAGAGAGACCGCTATTGAGGGTCTTAAGAAGTATGCAGACCATCCAACTAGCGCAATATACGAGTTCTTCAAGAAGGTATTCTTGGAGTCAGATAAGGTATTGACTGATACAGGAAATAAAAGGTAAATAGATATGGCAAAGAATATAATTTTTAGAGAAAACTATTTAACACATAAGCCAAATGGTTTCACGCCAGATGAATATGAAAAGAATGACGTAAATCTAGATTCGTATTCGTTCAGAAAAGAAAATAACAAGAAAAAGAACAAAGAGGAACAAAAAGAATCAAGGAATATGGCAAAGAATATTATCAGACTTACAGAGAGTGACCTTCACAGGATTGTAAAGGAATCTGTACAAAAAATACTGAAAGAAAGTGGCTACAGTAATACTGACGGAAAATCATATATCGGTCCAAGAGGAGATTTTGATTCTGCTGCATATGCGTATGACAGTGCATTAGATGATGCAGAATCAATTGAAGATTGGGATAGAATGATGAAAAATAGGAAAGATAAGATTGATACTGCCGCTGGCAACGCACTTAACCTTCATCCAGGAGTAGAAAGAAAAGGTTATGGTGGAAAACCTAGAGGAAGCCTTGGAGCATCTAAGTATGTTAGTCCAGAAACCTTTATGGTTGACGACCCGCTTAAAGACCTTGAAGATTCAGCCGAGTATGGTAGAAAAAGGTATGGTTTCCCAGTTGGATAAGCATTTTAAAAGTACATAAGAGCAATCACGGGGATTGCTCTTTTTTATAACCCCATTACATTCAACATTATGTGCCAGGTAAGAATTATCTGTATGATGTGAATACCTTGGTCTACCCACAGGTTTATTGCCAGTTTATTTGCCTTTAAGTCATCCACGTAGTAATGTATTGCCGTGTTGACCACGAATACTGCGGCTAGGAATAACTCTGGCAGGTTGAACATGAACATACCAGGGAGCAGTACCATTATGCTCCATTCCATTGAGTGCATAAGCAAAGCGACCTGGTAGTCGTCCTTATACATGTCTTTATACCCGTCCTGTTTCCTCCACCACGATTTTTGTTTCATCGATGCAAGTATGCCTTGCAGGAAGTAGTCGTCGATGACGTGTGCGAGTATCATCAGTAATAGTAGTTTAATCATAACAGTGCGTATTTATTTTGCAAAGATATATAAAAAATATGAAAAAAGCAAATAAAAAAGGTAAATTCTTATATTTATATAAAAATTGATAATAAATAATCTAGATTAAAATATTGAAATTATGAGTGATTTACTTTTGAAGATGCCGTTGAACTATGAGCCATTGAGAAAAAACAGATGGCTTCTTAGATTCCCAGCAGACCTGGGTATCCAGGAGTGGTGGTGTCAGTCAGCTAAGCGTCCAGCAATTAAGCAGGAAGGTAAACCAATCCAGTTCTTGAATACAGAGACCTACGTTGTAGGACGTTATACATGGGACGAGATGCAGGTTACTCTTCGTGACCCAATCGGTCCTTCTGCTTCACAGGCTGTAATGGAGTGGGTTCGTCTTCACTCTGAGTCTGTAAGTGGTAGACAGGGCTACGCTGCTGGTTACAAGCGTGACGTAGAACTTGAAATGCTTGATCCAACTGGTGTAGTTGTTTCTAAGTGGATTCTTAAGAACACTATGTGTACACAGGCTGACTTCGGTGAGCTTGACTACAGCCAGGACGACCTCGCAACCATCACTATTACATTGCGTTTCGACTACGCAATCCTTGCTTACTAATAGTGAGAAAACGGCGAAATTTTTTATAATGAGTGCAGAACTATTGTTTTTGCACTCATTTTTTTTATTATTTAAGAAAAGTGCA